GTACCTATGTTGCTGCCACATGCACAAATTCGGTGTCAAAGTAGATTACTTTGTCTGTCCAAGTATCCTCTATGAACTTTTAGAGGGTAGCTGAATCGTGAACAACGTATAAGTTGAATTCCTTCTGCTCACCATCAAATTGAATCTTCAAATTGTAGTCATCGATCAAGCCATTGCTACTCAGACCTTCAACATTAAAAATGTATTTGTCTTTTGCCACAACTGTTTCTTTGGCCTCTTGACCCGGACATTTGTATTGAAGATGGTTACCATTACAGACGTAACATTTCTTCTCCTCTCTACGTTTGGGACAACGATGTGCATTATGATCCATATCCCCGCAAGATTTACATGTCTTTTACTTATCAGGACAAAATCTTGCAATGTGACCTAATTGTTTGCACAAGTTGCATTTCCTTGTGTCTCTGGGTTCATCTTGTTACTCAACAGGTTTCTGGCTCTGTTGTTTAGATAATGGTTTGTCTTCTACTTATTGGATGAAGTACTCATCTGGTTTGTCACAACTCATTATATCATGACCTGGGTCACCACACATTCCACAATAGATTGGTTGAAGTCCTTTGTCCTTACCTGTGGGTTGAATACTTGCTTAACACTCTCTCATTGTGTGACCTTTTTATTTGCATTTTCTGCAAGTAACTCTTTTGTTGCTGCTGGGTGGAGCTAACACTGCTTGAGGTAGTAATTAATCACTAACCTTGCCCAGATCTTTTGCTTGAGTTTTTGGTTACTTGACTTGCTTAGTTTCTTCAGGGGCTTGTTCCTGAGAAATCGTCTTTAATTAAACCTGTTTCTACTTTTGTGTTCCAGATTTTTCTTGATGGACCTTACTGACTGGTTTATCAATTGACTTGTTATTCAATTGTTGGTCAAAGCTTTTGGAAGGTTTCTTCTCACTATGTTGTGGTGTGTTGGAATCTTAAAATGATTTGTCGAGTGGTAGTGCACTCTTGGTGGAGTTGGCATTGTTACATGTAGGGTTGGTTGTCTCTTCATCTGTGTCTTCAACTATTTTTTGAGTTCTAATTTCTTACTGAGTGAGCACTCTACTGAAGTAAATTGGATCTACACAACTTTCTTCACCTCTATCAGCATCAAAATACACATCACAAGGATAATTATTATTGTAAATAAAACTTTTAAGACTGTATTTGTCTTACAATTATCTTAACTGTTCTTGTTTATCCTTGATGGTTTCTATCTTGCATCTTCTCCTAACACTAAAGAAAGCAAATAGCTAATCCCAGAAAGTTGGCTCATTATGTTTTTAGTCTCTCTTTATAACCTTATGTTATATATCAAATACCCACTCGGTGATCAGACTAGTTAAAAGTTCCATATTGCCCCACAAACCTTAACAGTTGTAGACATGTCGTCTAGGGCTAGCAAGGAAAGAATAAATCTTAACCCAGACTTGTCTGCGAATTTTTGTTCTACTTTCTGCATCCATTTTGGCGAAGTCATGTGACATGATTGTTGGGAAAACGAGTTATTATGCTTATTAAAGCAAGACATTAGGTAGATAACATTAATACTTGTCACTTGTTACAACACCCAAGCTGTCATTTGTCTCAATCAATGTGTATTAGTTGTGAGCTAGGACAAAGCCTGTTTAACCCCTGCTCAATTAACTAAGTTCAACAGAGAATTTATCATCCAAAAACATCATGTCGTAAACTTTTGCTTTAACATCATGATGATCAGCATGTTGAACTAAATACTAATTATAATAGACACCTTATATGTCTATTGATTCCAGCAGAGTTGCTTTTAGTGTGCCTTTAACTCCTGCAACAATGACTTGATGTTGCTTGTTGTCACCGTCTATCCATTGACACAATTTACCATTAACGACATATTTGCACAGTATGCCTTGGTCTTTAACACTGTTAAACAAATTTAATTTATGGTCAGGTTGAGGTTTTATGTATTTGACAATTATTATTTAGCCCGGTTTGCAATTGTCAACAAATTACTCCAACCTAGTTTCATTTGTACTTGCATCCAAATAAACAATTTTGCTCTTATCATGCCAGTTACGATTTGCTAACCACAATTTGTTCATTCTAGTTTCAACTTTATTCCAGTCTTGACAATACTCGCTCAACATCCTCCTATGAGTGTCTGTAAGATCTAGGTTAGTGAAGAGTTACTTGCAATCATTGTAAAGTTCTTCAACATAGCTAGGTTACCAATTTAGGTAGGTTGCTACATCTTTGAACCACTTGTTGGCATGGAGTATTTCTAATTCTTACATACTGAACAATTCACTTGGCGGAGCAGCTGATCCACAAACGCAATCTTCCATTTCATGTATGCAAACAGAGTGAACGTTGCAACTAGTATTTGTTGTGAAACAACCAGTGACAGGACAGCACCTCTTTTCTTCTGGACTAAGACTTTTGTTCTTGATGAGTTTAGAATAATTGATGACTTGTTGCCTTGTCTGTCCACTGCAGTTGTAGTGTGCGTGCCAGTGTGGATTCCAGTTATCGTGTGACAAATCTAAAATTGAGATATGATTGCCTGAAAACTAGAATTGATTTCTTAATCTTGCGATGAAAATGTAGTCAAGTTGCACACTAACAGGAAGTAAACTAACTTAATCATTAACTAGAACAACTAGATTAATGGAATGTTTGAACATAACCTACTTGATCTATTCTGTGTTGGTGAAATCTTTATCAACGTAGATGAAATATTTATCATCCTTTTCAATACCTGGACACTCTGTGTCATTGTGTATCCTCATGCATTTCATGCAAGCTATGAGTTCATTCAACACTACGACTCTCGTGTTGTCACTTTGAATCATTGAAACATCCACTTCATTAGCTCTAAATGATGTACCTAATTCTTGTTGTTACTCAAATTCCTACCTCTTTGGTTTTTGATCAATATCATGTACCACCAAGTCATTTTGAATGATTGTGGCATCCAAAGATTTATCATCAGGTTCTTGATCGATTATTGGTTTCAAGATGTCTTTGAGTATTTCTGGTGTTGGTTACTTGTTGGCCAGAATTGAAGTTGAAGCATCTAAAATCAATTCCAGATTCTTACTTTCTTCAAGTTTGTCTTCAACTTTGGGGTCGACCATGAAATTGGTAACAGTTCTGTTCCTCTAGGGCTAGACTTTAATCATGTTCTTGAGTCCATCACCACTTGAATTCATTGAACTGTTAGCTTCTTATTATAACATTTATTAAATCATCTGCTCTTTGATTTTATTTTGGTCTAGGATGAATGGAGGCTATTTGTTTGGCATGAGTTAGTTCTGTTAATCTATGAGTATGATCTTTTCTTTGATATCCAACTCTGTGTTGTCTTCCTACATAACGAACACCTGATGAATCAATTTTGCATCTTTATCTTCTCCTCTTGTTGTTTCTTCGATGATAGTTTTGGGCTTCACTTCTTCAACTTTAGGTTGATTTTCCCTATCAACCACTTCCTTGCTAAACATTTGCTTAATTTCAACTGGATTGAAATCATCATTTTTCTTTACA